TTCTGGTATGCCTTGAGCGTAGATTTCTTTGTTAAGTACGGCTTGTTCGCCGATTTGAGCAAGGGCTGGCCAATAGAAGTCTAAGCGGTCAGAGCGTGACCACATTTTATTGATGCCTTGCTGATAGGTGATGTCTGCTCGAGGGCAGACGAGTCCGAGAATGATAGTGTGCTCGGTGAATGATTTTGAGAAACCGTGACCCTGAAATGATGATGTGCCGAAAGCGGCAAGGTCGCCAAGGGCTCGTGTTCCGGGGTCGACGGGTTGAAGGTCTGTGTTTGATTGAACTGGTGTGATGTTGACGCGTGAAGATCCGCCGCCTAAGTATTCTGGGCGCTGGAGTCTTGCGTCTGGTGACGAAACGCCGAAGTGTGATTTAACTAATTCGGTGTAACGTGTACCGCCTCTGGCGTCGCGTTCGTAGAGTTTTTGGATTTGGAAAGATTGTCTTAGCTCGTTAATTGTTGCTGCGGTCGCATTGGTTAGGTCGGCTTCAAAGCCTGCGATGGCTAAATTGAATGGTTCGCCATCTGCGACGGGGGTTGATGATTGGACTTGACCGGGTGTTCCACCGGAAGCGCCAGATTCGAAGTTAAGCGGCGTGAAGTTGAAGGAGAAATCGCCGGTGTTTGATGGTGATCGAGCTAAGGGTGCTGCGGTTCCTAATGGTAGTAATATGTCCTCGCCTTTTTGAGGCCATGGGAGACAGGATGTGAAGTAATCGTGTCTTTTGCCTCGTGGTAATAGGAAAGCGGTTAATGGATCGTCTGGGGTGTCGTCTTTTTTTACGACGGCCTGATCCTGAATGTTTTGGTCTCTGAACCATTCGTTCCATACGAGATTGTATGCCCGAAATGGTAGTGCAGATATTGGCTCGTGATCGACGCCGGGTGGTAGACCAAAGTGATCTGCTAGGCCGTCTTCTGCCCAGCCGCCCGCTTGTGGGGAGATTGTGGGGATTAGGTAATCGGTACTGTCACCAGGGTTATCCTGCTCGCCCATGAATTTTTGCCAGTTATCCCAGACTAAGCGCATGGGAATAGCAAAGTAGAAGGTATCGAGATAAAGATTATCCATTATTGGATAAATGGGTGTGGCGAGTCGGGCAAAGGCCGAGGTACGTAGATTGAAGGTATCGCCGGGTAATGCCTCGTCGATAAATATGGGGGTTAATTGACCGCCTGAGAAGGTGGTTTTGATTCCAGATGAGCGGTCAAAGGATGAGCGCTGGATTTCAGCTTTTGGTACCTGTGAGAAGGTATGTTGTTGAGTAGATTTCATGAGTTATTTCCTTTCTGGGTGTGATTGCCCCGGCTTGCGCCGGGGTGGTGGTTTAGTCGTTGACAGCTCGTGAAGCTGTGTTTTGGATGTCTTCGTCTCCTGGGGTGATACCTCTGTCCAGTTGGTCAACAAGTGGAGCATCGGGGTCGAAAGCAGGAGTAGCCCTGTCATGAGAATGAGTAATGGTAGGCTGTATTTCATGAAAAGAGATGACTTTTTCAATGTGCTTATCGCGATGGAAGTTGGCCGTACAATCGTCATATACGCCGATTTTCCAGAGGCTAAAGTCCTCAGGATGTTTTGAGAGATCCGTGGAGGGATCATTGGCCAGATCTTCGCAAGCACGTAGCGCTACCATGTTGTTGGGGAAGTAGAAGGGTTTATTATATAATTTGGCCTTGTTGTCAAATATAACGTAAGCATTAATTTTCATGATTATAGATTCCTAGTGAGTTTTTTAAGTTTGTTAAGTTTTACTTTTTCCTTGACTCGCAAGCGGTCAAGAGCGTTTTCGGGGTCTAACGGGTTGAAGTGTTGACGCCGTTTATCCATGAGAAACATATGCGTTTCTTCATCGGATTCTTTGTATAGCTTATCGTAGTATTTAGGATAGGCCATTTTTTTTCCCTTGAAGGTTATAAAGCCTTTATCAAGGTCTTTTTTGTATTTTTCAAACCAAGTTTTACCGATCCCAGGTCGCCTTGAGCAGAGGATTAGTTCTGGATCTACTTGGTGTTGTTCACCGGTGGTGATGTCGATTTTTCGATAGTGTTCGTCGGCTTGTTTGCCGTCGATTTTTTTCATGTTGTAGCGAGCGACGTATTGAGCAGATTCCATGGTTAGATCTGAAATTGTTGCGTAGCCTTTGGACCAAGCTCTATCGAGTTGGGGTGATTCGTATTGAGGTTCACCGGATTCTGATGGCAGTAGAGAGATGGATTTATCGGGGAAGTCTTCACCGAAAATGATAGCGTGAAAGTGAGGTCGGCCAAGTTGAATGTTACCGTCCGGGAGTTTTTCTTCGCCATATTCGCCACATCCGAAAAATCGTATTTTATTAGGTGTTATTTTTCTTAAGTTTTTCATGAATTGGGTAAAGTGGGGTCTGTGTAGTCCGAGGTTATCGGGTAGATTTTCATTGTTGTAAGTTAGGGTAATGAAGCAGTTTTGGTCATGCAGTTGTGATTCATGGAGACATCGTAGCGCCCATTGTCTGGAACGCTCGAGTCTGCATCCAACGCATTTTCCGCAGGGAACTTTACGGGGTTCGTCTTGTTGAGCAGCTTGCTTGCTAAAGACGACAGGGTATTTCCCTGTTTTTGTGGGGTTTTTTGCTCTCCAAGCGTCAATCGGGTAGTAACATGGCATGTGGTTGTATTACAGCCGTATACCGCCGCGCATAGGGTTAGAACGAGTATTTTTTTTATGTGTTTTTTGTGCTGTGCGTGAGAATGATTTTTTTGATTTTTTGAGTTGGATTTTTTTGCGGCGCATGGTGTTTTTCCTTTGGTTTTGGATTGATTTGGGGAGAGCTTATTGGGTTTTTGACTCAATTGCAAGGAATTGGAGTCAGTGGGACTATTTGAGGACAAGGTATATAGACATAGTCCCGGTGTTTTTCTCATGGGTTGACCGCCTGTTCCGGTGGCAAGTATGCCCCCCTCGCAGGGGGTCGAATATGAGAGAATTTTAGGCATTCTTGCGAATGCCTGTGAGCCGTAGCGTATATTTTATGTAGGGGTTGGGGTTGACGGCTCGGAAGGGGCTGAGAGTTCAGCGTTCGCTGTGTCAGCGATTTTAAGAGAGTTTTGATGCTGAGGTACTGGTACATGAGAATCTTCCTGTGAGGGGAAATGAGAGCTATCTAGGCCGTATGCGTCTATTTGCTCTTTATTTTCTGGGTTTTGGATGAATTCAAGGTACTTAGCAGCATCGTTGTCGAAATCTGCCCGGATATGGCTAGGGACAGTTTCGAACATGGATTTAGCTTGTGCAATGATATTTTGGGCTTCGTGAAACGAGTATGAATCCGGGAGATCCATATACGATCCTTTGTAACTATTGAGGTGATCGAGGATTCCGGTTTTACGGTATTTGGCCACAATGTGTTGCATGGAACAGGATTCCTTGTGGCTTTGTTCTGTGAGTGTCTCGCCCTGGAGGTCGAGTACAGGACGTTTTCGTGGTTGTAGAGTAAACATATTAATCGTTTCCGTATCGGTTGGTTTTGAAGTTGGCTTTTGGCGGTAGATTGTTGCCTTTTTTCATTTTGTATAGGGCAGCACCGCCAATGCCTATTGCGCCTAAAGCTGATTTGAGGAATGGCAGACTCATGATCATTTCTGTCATGTCTGCCTCAGCGCCGCTTATTCGTGCGGCGTTTTGTGTGTTTTTTGTTTCAGCTTGGGCTTTGTCGATCAGAGCAGCTGCTAGATCGGTTTCTTTGGTTTGTTTTTTAGTGTTTTGCTGGACGTTTTGCACTTGCGCTTTTAGCTGGCGTGTTTTAGCAAAGGCATCGACGGCCGAAGCCGCCGAGTTAACCATATTTGCTGTAGAGCCAGATGGAGTTGAGGCGCCGCCTTTTGCTGAGAGTATCGGATTCAAGCCTGCGGATATGAGGTCTTTTACTTCGCGCTGGTGCGCTGTATTACTCATCCGCTCTTGGAATCGTCGGTTGTCTCTGGCTATTTCGGCATTGGCATCGTTGGCGCGTTCGCCGCCTAGGTATGAGGCACCTGCGCTGATTAGCGCTCCCCATACCATTAGAAGCGATCCATATTGCCGGGTACGCCATAGAGTGGCATAGGGCGTGCGCATTGTAGTTTGTGATAGAAATCTGCAATGAAGTCAGGTTCCGTGGGTACTGATACAACACGCTCGATGGGTGGAGAGTCGCGGATGAAATCCGGGACTAAGCCTGGTAGTGATGTAAATTCTTGAGCGAGGTGCCAGGCATCGAGAGGCGTAGCCGCGGTTGATCTGAACTGGGCATGTATTTCTGAAGGTTTGTAACGGTATTCCGCGAAGCGTTCCTGATATCCGAAGACAGCATTGTCTTCTTCTGGTATGCCTTGAGCGTAGATTTCTTTGTTGAGTACGGCTTGTTCGCCTATTTGAGCAAGGGCAGGCCAGTAGAAGTCTAAGCGGTCAGAGCGTGACCACATTTTATTTATGCCTTGCTGGTAAGTGATGTCTGCACGAGGGCAGACTAGACCGAGAATGATTGTGTGCTCGGTGAATG